TCATCCAGAGATCATTATAACGTTCTTGTTCTTTTTTAGACCAACCACCTCTGCCAGCGGCCTTCATGCCAAGGTCTTGTAATTCTTTTTCTTCTTTATCTTCTGGTTCTTTTTTGGAAAACCAACCTTCATGATAATTTTTAAAAGTTTTCATTTAATCTCCCACAATCTTACCTAAAGTTTTATAAAGACCTATTAATTTTCTTTGGTCTTTCTTTTTAATAGCGCCAATCATTTTAGAAGTAATATCTCGTATTAGTACAACTAAATTATCATCTGGCCCCTCATCGACTGTCCACGCATAATGTGGTGCATCGACACTATTGTATAATTTATGTCTTCCACCTGCTGCTTTTTGTGCCGCTTTTGACCATATACTTTTAGTATTGACAGTTTTTGGTGTTACACACATTTTTTTATATCTATTACGCATTACTTTTGATTTTAACTTTTCTAATGGAATAGAACACATATCATTACCCGCCTCAGAAATAAGTGCCGTATCATGAGCTAATTTTTCTTGGTTAGACACTTCATATAAATCTTCAGTCGCTTGTTTAAATTTTTTCATTTTTTTCCTTGTTTACTGGCCAATTTGTACAATAAGGATGTTCTGTATCAATTCGTTGTTCATATTCTGGTCCTGGTTCATCATTAAAATGGTCATAACCAAGTTGAGGTTCGTGTCCTTCATGCCAACCCTTCTCAACTTCGTCTTCCATTACTTTGTCCAATTCTTTGCCGCATTAAAGTTTTGATGTGCAAATTCCATTCGATCTACTAATTTTAGTGCTCCGCCTTTCAAGGTATCAATCGCCACAAATCCTTCTGGTGCAGTAACTCTGTATCCTGTAGATGTTCTTACGAATGTTTGTGCTAATCCTTTGATACTTTCTAATTTCCGTATAATCAATAATTTTGCATCTATTAAAAGATTCTGTATAGCAAATATCTTAACCAACTCAGAAGAGTTCTTTCTGAGAAACCCCACATATCGATCCATAATTTCTTGTTTTACGTTCTTTGTTTTTTCTTGTTTTACTTTGTCGATATCACGTTTTAGTCTATCATATACAAATGCAATTAATCCTGCAGTATATTTTCCGACATTTGAAATCTTTTCTCCGGCTCTAACCTTACTGTTATGATAAGTTTTAATCAACATTGCCATGTTCTTATCATCTGAAATCTGTCTTAAAACATTAGAATCCATCTGTTGAAATAGTTTTCCTACTTGACTAAGTGTTGCGGTAACTTGGTCCGTTTCTCTTTTTGTCATAGTAGCAGTTCCAGATTGATTTTTAAAAGATGCATCTGCTTGCCATATTAGACCAGTTTCTTGAAATGCTCCAGATGAAACCCCAAATGACGCCGACATATCTCCCATCGTAGCACCATTATAAGTAGTGTGCCATACGATACCCATACTAGAAGACATGACCTTGGCAGCTAATTGAGATTTTACTGGAATTGCATAAACTATCGTATTTGGTTGAAAAGTAACGTATGATTCTCCATCAATTGTTTCTTTTTTTAACATTTCAGGTACAAACATAAAATCACCTTGTAAAACGCCTTTTATGTTTACTTTAGACAATTCTCTGAGTGATACTTTAAGTTTATTGTTGAGACTTGTTGCACCTCCGCCTGGATGATTCTCATCAATATCTGCCTCAGTATAGTTTAATTTACCACCTGACTTAGCAAATACTCCTTTTGTTCCTACGAAAAATTGATCATTCTCTGGATTAATACCAGCAAACACAGCTGGTGCGCCGTCCCATTTTACGGTTACATTCACGGATGAACTGCCGTTGCCCGCTAACATATCTCTTAAACCTTGAAGGAAGTTTATTGCACCCCTTGTTCCTTCTACTCCACCATTTAACACCTCATCTTCAAGGTGTTCCATGTGAAGGTTCTTTGCTTCAGTTAAAAATGAGGAGAATGCAAACATTACTGTGCCTTCACATGTGGTGCAGACCAAGAAGATTCAGATTTTCCGTACAATAACATACCCAATGCAACTTCATGTAGTCTATCCTTACTACCTTTTTTTATACCTGCAAATAGTGATCCTAATCTAAGAGTTTGAAATCTTATTGATATTCTAGTTTGCATTTGTTTTTCTTTTAATCTCTTTTTCTTGGCATACTCTCCAAGATAATCTAAAAAATCTTTCCCTAATGGGTCTTTTGGGTCTTTATTGAAAATTTTACCATAATTTCCTGGAAATGCTGTACTAGCAAATTTCATTATATCAGAATCCCTTAATAATGGCCACGTTTTTTGTATCTTTTTAAATGCCGTTTCACCATCTCTAGTAAATTCATATCTATTCGAACCTGTTCCAAGTTCTTTTATGAGTATTCCTTTAACGCCTTCTACTCTCCTTACGTATGTTCTTTTTCCTCCCATAAGAAAATCTAAGTATTTTAAATACACCTTACCATGTGCAGCTTTTGATAGTTTTCTATTGGCCTCACCACGTATAGTTGATTTTGCATTTGCATCAAACACCCTATATGTTACAGAATATCCTGACAACTCATTACCTTTATATTCCGCTGGAACATTCTGTGCAAATAAATCACCATACCATAAATCAAAATCTGTAACATCGTATTCTGGTCTTCCACCCTTCATATTAATATTAGTAACTTTATCAGTACCAAGTTTTAAAGAAACTCCTATAGTACCACTAGGTCCCAGTATAGATGTTTCTAGATAATTGTTTAATTGTGTTAAAGATGTATATGTTGGAACTTCTTCATACTCTAACCAAACATCAGCAGGATTCCATTTATCTTTATCGAATTCTTGATCTGGAACTGATGTTGAAAATATCTCGCTTGCTAATTTAACGATGGGTATATTTGGCCTATCTTTTATAAATTTTGATGGGCCGGAGCCTTTGTAATTATTAATAAATTTCTTACATTGACCTAAATGTGATGGAAGCCAAGTCTTTTCTTGTTTTTTATCAAATAACCATGCTACTAATCCTTCTGCTTTGGGGCCAGATAATGCTGAACCTTTCTCATCATATACTCTGCTGTAGGTCCTGACTTGCATCATTTCTTTTTGGAGCTGGTCCGGAGTTTTTATTGTATTATCGTTATAGAATGCTGATAAAACCAGTAACCAAGAAACTTCTTGAGTTATTGTTCCTTTGCTTCCTCTACCTTTTAGTTCTTTAGTAAGAACCATTTTTCTTTCTTCTCCATCATACATAAATATAAACGTTGGAAAAGAACCACTTTCACTACCAGGCTCATTTGCTGCAATTTCCTGTACATTACTAACTTCAAATGTATCTTTAATTAATTTAATGAAAGCTGCAGAAGATATTTTTTTTGGATTACTAACTCTTTCTGAATCAGTCACTTTTCCCATACCAGCATCAACTAATCTGTTTTGAATTGCTGTTTTCGCAGTTTTTTCTGCCAAATACCGTTGATGTCCTATAAATGACTTCATTAATCTCTCCTTAAATTAAAATACACTTTACTGATATATTTATAATAACAAGCAAGTTTACTTTTCGGGGGCAGGCTCTGGATCTGGAAATGGTGGTAAATCATCTTCATATCTCTTTTTTAGAACTTCATGCGCAAAAACATCGTCAGCAAGTTCATGCCATCCTTCACAGGTATCTTCATCTACTAGAGCACAATAAACTACTCCAGATGGATCTTCCATAACATAGATCATTTCTCTGTCAAAAATGTCACTTTTGTCCGTAATGAATAGGACATGGACCATCGTTCCCTTTTCAGGGTTGATGTAATAGCAATCGGGTTCGAATGCCTTGAGGGTGGCAACAGATAAGGTTTTATAATATTCTTCTCTGTCTTCTTTTCTTTGTTTTTTATATTCTTCTAAATTGATTATGTTGTCATTCTCCAAATTTAAACTCCCCAAAATCTTTTTTAGTATGTTTTGAGGATGTATCAAACACCGGCACTTCTTTTTTTTCTTCTCTACCAGTATCAACTAAATCTGCTTGTGAAGCATCTCCCAAGTCAATGAGTCTCATTTTTGCTCTATCAACTCCTACTAAAAATTTCTTATTTGAGGTAATATCACTATATCTATTTTTTAATTGTTTGATTAATATTTGTCCTGCTTCTTCTAAATTTTCATTAGTAATAAGAGCGAACATGAAATCTGCGGTTGCGGGAAGCCCAAAACTTTCACTAGTATCTTCAAGACCAACATCTGTATTTTGAAACCCTGCCCTATTCGTTTGAGTAGCAGACAATATAGGAACATCAAACTCTACTGCCAATCCTCTAAGTTCTTCTGCTATCGATTTAATATAACTGTAAGAATTTACATATTGTCCTGGTTTAATTCTTGCTGAAGAACATATATTAATATAATCAACAAGAATCATATCTGGTTTAAAATTTCTCTTGAGATTTAATTCATTTAATAATGCTCTAAAGTGATTTGTACTGGCCGCGGCTGTAGGATATTCTTTGATAATCAATCTACCCTTAACTGTACTCTTGAGGTCTTCTATTTTCTTTTCATACATCTTTTTGGATAAACCTACTAAATCATCTAATTTAATATTCAACAAATTTGCATCTATTCTTTCTGCAATTCGTTCTTCTGACATTTCTAATGTAATGTACAAAACATTATTTCCCTGTGATAGAGCACTAGAACTGACATGACACATAAACAGAGATTTACCAACACCTGTGCCTGCGAGAGCAATATTTAAAGTTTTAGAAGATAGTCCGCCTTGTGTTATTTTATTGAAGAAGTCGAGGTCAAATGGGATTTTCTTTTCAACTCTATGATAAAATTCGTAACGATCATCAGAGTCCAAAAGGTAATCGTGACCCACATGAGGATCAAAGCTAACAGAAAGAGCATCGGTAAGCAACTCAGGAATAGCACCTTTACCAGACTCAGATTTTTCGGGCTCATCCAATATTTTAATTGAACTGACAACGGCGTTGTATATTGCTTTGTCTTGACAGAATTTTTCTGTTGTTTCCAAGAGCCATGAAAGATCCGATTGTTCATCGTTTTGTTCCTCCAGATAAGTTAAAAGGTCTGTTACACTTTCAAATTCTTCATTTTTTAATGATGTACCATCTAATTCAATAACTAATGCCTCTTTAGTAGGCAAATTATTATATTTATTGATAAAAGAATTTATTTGCTCATACAATAATTTATCTGTATGTTCTATAAAATATTCTTTGCTGAGAAAAGGTAAAACTTTTCTAGAATATTCTTCATTATGTATTAGATTTTTAAGTATTAGTGTCTCTATCCGCTGCTGCATGTTTGTCCATTTGTGATTGTATAATTTCTATTACCCATTCGCCTAATTTTTTTTCAAAAGATTTTCCTTCTTCATCAGTAATTTTATGACCTATATTATGTGGAGGCACTTCAATTTCATATTCATATTGACAGGCTATATCATCACCAGTCAATTCTTGTTCTACTAATTTAAATGTTGTATATCTAATTATTGCACCATCAAATGATGAATTATCTCGCACTACTATACATAATGATTTATCTTCTGGATCATTTGGATTTGTACACACTTTATATAGATCATTCATCAGGCGTCTCCACTTCAACCACCTCTCCTTTATCAAATCCACCATACAAAAACACCGTCTTGGCATGATCATTTAACTTATCAAGAATTTCTGGTGTAAAATACTTTTCGGGCTCCTTTAGAATTGCCTTTCCAAAGACTTTAGAACCATCGGGCATCTCATATCTTGTAGATATTTTGGTAAAGATTCCGGCGTCTTCTGCCAATTCTATGAGCCCGTAATACCTATTCAATCCTTGATCATATCGTAAAAGAACATCAACTATTTTGTTCTCCTTAGTCAATCTAGATTTGAAATTTTTACAATGAATTATATTTCCTACAACATCAGTTCCTTCTTTTTCTTTTCTCTTTGAAAGGAATATAATAGTTGAAGCAGCATATTGTAAACCACTACCACCACCCATGACAGAAGTTGGAAACATTGTACCCATTTGTTTATATGTGTGATTGGTAACTAGTAAAGGAATTCCTGCCTTACCAAGTTTCAATGTCAATACTCTGAAAGCACCTTTGACTAATTGTGCTCGCGTCATATCTTTGGTTTCTTTACCTTCAGAAATATCGGTTACTTCTTTAGTGGTGGATAGCATACCAAGAGAATCTAAGCACATCAACAATGGACGATCTTCTTGACCCTCACCATGACTTTCTACTACTTTTAATGCTTGATGTGTAAATTCTTGAATCGTGGTGACAGGAAGAATTATCATCCGTGAAGAATCAATTCCCCTGTCTTCTATCATCTGTTTAGTTAGAGCAGACTCAGACTCAAAATACAGAACGCCGCCGCTAGGATTGTCTGCAAGAAACTGTTTGACAATGCCCAAGACAAAAAAGGTCTTTCCTGTTGCTGTCTCGCCCGCCAAAGCTGTAATTTTGTTAGAAGGGATTCCTCCATAAATATCTCCTGAAATTAATGCATTAAGAATATAACTACCAGTATCTACATATGTAGACACATCACCCGCTTCGATTCCATCCGAAACTTTTGTACCAAATTCATTACCAGTTGCTTTTAACAAACCATCAAAATAATCACTCATCGGTTTCCTTTTGTTGTTTTATAATCATCTATTATTTCTATGACATGATATCCGTCATCTCTTATGGATGATGCGAACTTACTTGCCTCTTTTTGAGTATTAAAAGTCATAATAGACATTGACTCTGGAATAATATCTACAGAATGATTTAAATCTTTGAAGTCTTCTACAGAGTCCACTTTTTTTTGTTTATATGTCTTTCGTGCATACCTTACTATTATACTTCCTGCCATATTACCTTTTACATATACTACTTCTATTATACACTAAATAAAGAAATTGTCAAGGCTTGAACGCCGTTCAGTATCCCAGCCAATTACATCCAATACACCTTTTAATGGTTCAACAAAAGCTTTGTTGAATTGTGTATCATAATCTATATATTTTTCCAATTCAAATTCTTTAGGTAAGTTATTTAATATGGAAATTACCTTATCCCCTGCCGGATTTGGATCTTTAAGATAAGCGAACTTAACTTTTTCTCCTTCTTGAATTATAGGATATTTTTTTGTAAGTTTCTTTGAACGGAGCATATGATTATAAATCAATGAACCCTTTACGTGAATTGGAGTACCTTTCTTGTAAACTGCGGCAGGATCTTTATACTTTTTTAGTCCATTAACTGATCTCGGAAATGCAATCTTTTCCATATCTAAACTAAAAAACTCTTCTTTGAACTTTTCAATATAACTAATCACTTCATCTTCTGTACCTGAAATAATAATATTGAAAATAGCTCTCAATGATTCTCTACAAGCTTGTGGTGTAGAACTCTTAATAGCTTCAATACCTACAATCTTTAGTTTTGGTTCTTCATATCGAATTCCCTCAGAATCATGAACGTTCAGAATATAATGTTTCTTTGCCGTCCAAATACCTGTATCAGCAATGACCTCACGTTTCATGACCATCTTTTGTTGATAAGCATTTACATACTCGGCTAATTCTTTGTATGATTTTTCAATGACTCCTTCTATTCTTCCACAGGCTTTGTCTAAGAAGTCAACAATTTTTTCATCATCAGTAAGACCAACTTTAGTAACAAGATCATCAAGACAAACATATAAAGAATCAGTATCCATAGCAACAATATAATCCTTATTCACAGCAGATAATGTAGTGTTTAAGTAATTATTCACAGCATTTTCTGCCCATTGAACAGACAATTGACCGGCAACAGAAACAGCTTCAGCATTTCGTTCATCATAATAACGAAACCATTGATTACCCATTGCACCGTATGCGGAGTTAAGTGCAATCTTTAGATTCTGTTGATAATTGTAATATTGTGATAATTTATTGGGATCGGCGTTTCTTCCCTTTTTCTGTTCTTCTAACATCAACTGCTTGTATTTGACTCTATCATCATACATACTTTCCATTAACTTAGGAAGAAACCCCTGTTTATCTTTACGATAAACTGATCCATTCGGTGTAACTGTAACATTCTTTTCTTTCCAAATACTTGTATCAAACTCTTTATTCAATAATCCTTCTACACCAATATCATCTTGCCATGTACCAAGAATAGTTTCCGGAGAAATGTTGTATTGCATAATCAAATGTGGATACAAACTATTCAAGTCAAAACTAACTATCCACTTATGTCTACCTTTTTGTGGTGCCTTTACATAGGCGCCCTCATATGCATCACCTTTACGTTGTTTACTCTTTTGAGGAATCACAACTTTTTCCTTCAAGAGATGGTTGTAAATAATACAATCCCACATTCTTGTCTGTGCAAACACATCTGTATAATTACACTTTGACAAATATGCCAGAGAAATAATCATC